TCTTGCAAAGTTGTTTGTGTATTCATAGTTTTTAGTTTTTGGTTAGGCAATATTAGTAAATATATTTTACATGTACAAAAGTTTTATCTGTATTTTTTATTCGTGCTTTCTATTTCTAATTTAAGTCTCTCAATCTTAAATTTATATTCTTCTTCCATTTGCTCATAGTCTATAACTATTTTGTTATCATCATTTATATGATAATACACAGGTATACTTATTGTTTGTTTCATAATTGTTAATTTTTTTAAATTCCTTGACTTTTTAAAATATTTCTTGTAACTTCGCCTTTCTATGTAATAGCAGTTCGATTACATAATCCTCTTTTAAATTTTTAAATAATCTCTCTGCGAGTAAGCAATATCAATGGAGTATGATTACAAATCATTCAGCAGAGATTGATGTTGCGTTCGCGATTACGATTGCTACTTACTGGAGAATTACAAGTTGTTCGGCAAAGGTTACAATAGAATTGTATCAAGCCCATATTATATCCTATTGGTAATAGTATGATTCAAATTGTTGTTTCAAGGCTCTCCCTTCTCTTGTGTTAAAACCATATGAGTGTGTATACATACCTGGTATAGGTCTATTTTCCACCATGAAGAAGAATATATCCTCTGCTTTTATATCGTGTAGGTTTGCAAGTTCTGAACAAGCATACTCCATACTATTCATGTCGTGTACTACCTTTCCATAGGTTTCAAGAAGATAGTTTTCCATTTGTTTTGCTTTCATAGTTTTAGTCGTTTAGTTCAATTAGTTTTCCGTTTACTTCTTCATACTGCAAATCATCTTCACATTCCCATTCTGTCCAATAGTAGTAGTCATCATCATAGTATACGTTCAATAGTTCCTCATCTAAAGGAGTTCTTAAAGAAAGTTCTACATCTAACTCTCTAAGGTGTTTAATCATGTCCTCTACATATTTGATATACATTAAACCATCTTGTATGCAGTAGCCCTCGTTCATACCCTCTCCTGTAATATCGCATTGTCTAGCGTATAGTATTCTGTCTGTTGTTTCCATAATTTTTAATGTATTTTAATGTTATTTTTTGAGTAATAAATTGCTGTATTTTTAGTCTCTTCAATTGCTTCTTTTAAGATTTTAATTTCTTCTTCTTGTTTCTTAATAGTTTCAATTAAAAATTCAATAGACTCATTTGTAAATTCTGTTTTCATAGTCTTAGTCGTTTAATAAGTTGTCTGTATTGTTTAGTTTCTCCATTTGTTTGATAGCGTGGAGTAGTCGCCAGTGTTCATCTGTTGTGCCAAAAAGATCGATATAGTCGATAATATCCTGGATGGATGATAGTGAATTGATGTCTGCGTTCCAATTCGTGTTTAGGTTTAGAGGCATACGTATCATCTTAGATTGTAGGTAGCCTATTGTTGTGTAACTTCCCATAGTTTCTATTTATTTTTGTTATTATTTTCTTCGTGCATTTCCATTAGTTTATCTACAATAAACTCTTCTATCTCGTGGAATATTTCATTATCGTAGTCTAACTCAATTCCTGCTAGGTCTGAGAACTTATTAAATATTTTATTATCGCTTAATAATTCTGCCACCAATAATTGCATTCTAAATTTATCACCTCTTATTTGGTGTGGTTTAAGATTCTGTATCATAGTTTCTATTTTTTAACTTATTGATATATAATTAACAAATATTTCATTCTTTAGTTCTTCCCTCATATCATCATCAGGAATATCTAATCTGTC